ATTTCTCTTTGCTCTATTTCTCTTTGCTTCATTTCTCTTTGCTCTATTTCTCTTTGCTTCATTTCTCTTTGCTCTATTTCTATTTGCTTCATTTCTCTTTGTTTCATCTCTATTTGTTCTTTTTCTTGTTTTTGTTCTTTTTCCAATATAGCCATTTGTAGCAATTCCATTTTTTGTTTACGCAAACATACTGCTTCTTCAATATCTAATACATTTTGTTTTGATTTATCTAATTGTTTAGCTTTTTGTTTTACTTCTTGTTGTAATTTTTTCTTTGATTTTTGTTGTAATTTTAGCTCATTTCGTGTTTTATATTTATTTTTGTATTCTGACTTATAATCTTTTTTGTTTTCAAATTTTGTATCGTAAGATTTTTTTGATTTTGATTCATTTTTTCGTTTTTTATCATTTCTATTTCTCTTATTTTTGTTATCATTTAACTTTGTAGTCTTTTTATCATTTTGAATATTTTTGTTTAATTTAGTAGTTGTTTTTAAATTCCTCTTTTTTGATTTAACTACACACCAATCATCGTCTATTTTTATATCTTCTAATGCCATTTGAATATTTTCATTATAAATATTGACTTCATCAATCATGGCTTCATCTCCCCACCATTTTGAGTTAAATTCGTCGTATATACTTGGCATATTTGATATATTTTGTAAAATTGAAGCCATTTGTTAATAGTATATTATTATTTAATAACTTAGTGTTATGTGTTTGCAAAATAGTGAAAACAGTATAAGATTATTATGAGATTATTTATTTTAAATGAAAAATTTATATAATTGTTTTTTAGCATTTGGGGTTATTACGAATTATGCATTTATTCCAAAATATGATAATACAAAATTAAGGATAAAGAATAGTCGGGTTAGTAATACACCATTATACCTGTCAAGAAATAGCAGTTTGTCAAAATATGAGTCAAATAAAGATTTAGATGAAGCTGATATTATAGAAAAATATAGTAATTGGTTTGGATGGTTTCCACCGGAAAAGAAGTGGAAAAGTGTTCGTTTTACATTTTATGCTATAAGTGCTGGTTTTTTATTAGCAGAAGGCACCCATAATTTTATAGAATATATGTATAGTCCAAAGCTTGATTTGTAATTTTTAGTATAAGATTAATTATTCATTATTAATTAATTGGAATGTCTACACTAATAGAAGATTTTGAAAATAAATCAGAATCTGAAATGGACATTGAAAACGAAAATAGTATAGAAAAGTTTGAACATATGGGATTAAAAAAAACAGTACTTAGAGGAATTTTTGCATATGGGTATGAAGAACCAAGTCAAATTCAAAAAAAAGCGATACCAGTATTTTTATCTGGAAAAGATATTATAGCTCAAGCACAGTCGGGTACTGGAAAAACAGCAACTTTTTCTATTTCAATATTACAATTAATTGACGAATCTATTAAAGGAGTACAAGCTATAATTCTGTCACCTACACGTGAATTAAGTGAACAAATATTTACTGTTATTCGTGGTCTTGCTTTTTATACAAAAATACGTTTTGCTCTAATTTTAGGAGGACAATCTAGGTTTGAGCAAATAAATGAAATAAGAGATGGAGCTCAATGTGTTATTTGTACTCCAGGTAGATTGAATGATTTTTTACATAATTCGTGTGTTGATGTTTCTAAAGTAAAACATATTGTAATTGATGAAGCTGATGAACTTTTAACAAATGCTTTTATACATCAAGTAAAAAATATTGTAGAAATTGTTCCAAATCAGGCTCAAATATGTTTGTTTAGCGCAACATTACCAAAATTTTGTTATAATATTTCTGAAAAATTTTTAGTTGATCCTGTAAAAATTTGTGTTAAAAAAGAACAACTTACATTAGAAGGAATAAAGCAATATTATATAATTACACATGATGATAAGCAAAAATACGATGCTATTACTGATTTATACGAATCAATGATAATAAATCAGTTAATAATTTATTGTAATACTAAGCAAAGAGTAATGTATTTAGCAGATAATTTGACTAGAGATGGACATACTTGTACTTGTATTCATAGTGATCTAACTACCAATGAACGTATGAATGTGATGTCAAAATTCAGAAAAGGAGATAGTCGAGTTCTAATATCTACTGACCTTTTATCAAGAGGTATTGATGTTCAGCAAGTTTCTTTAGTTATTAATTATGACATTCCGAGAAATATTGAAAGTTATATTCATCGTATTGGAAGAAGTGGTAGATTTGGAAGAAAAGGTATTGCTTTAAATTTTATATTAGAGTTAGATAGAGAAACTATGCGAAGGTTAGAACAGTTTTATTGTACACAAATAGAAGAATTACCTGCTAATGTAGACACTATATTTAATCAAATATAGTAAATGTACATTTTAAATCTTCAAAAACAGTCATTACTCCACCCTTGTTATCAAATTCACCGCAATATCTTGGAGCAGAAAAAATTGTAACTAAATTTCTATTTCCATAAAATTCATATCCGTCTTCAACGACTTGATGACCCCTTACAATTAATTCTAATCCACTTGTTTTCAAAAATTGTAATAATACATCTCTACAAAATACATATGATACACCTCTATCATTTGGATGCCAACCTTTTAAGAATTGTGGACCATCCGTTTCTGGATCCGACCATAAAAGATCGCACAATATTCCACTATCTGGAATATCGGTTGGACGTTTTATATTTTTAATTTCTTTATAGTCTGTTAAATGTGGAGATATTCCACCATGCATACATAACATTAAAGGATCTAAATTTGGTAAACCTATTGCTGCTGCTACTGGCATCACATTAAAAGTATCTACAAAACATTTCCATAATTTTATTGACCCACGTCTTTTACATTCATCATAAAATCCATACATTCTAGAAACATCTGAAGTTTCATGATTCCCTCTTAGTAAAAATACATCTCTATGATACATTATTTTGTAACAAAATAAAAGACATATTACTTCAATACTTTGTTTTCCTCTATCAACATAATCACCTAAAAATAGATAACGATTATTTCTGGATGGATATCCCAATTTATTAAAAATTGATAATAAATCTGGAAATTGGCCATGAATATCACCACATATATGAACAGGAGGATTTATTGATATTAACATTTCATCATTTTCAAATACAACTTTTGCTTGACGAATTAACCAAAACAGCGCCTTCATAGAAATTGGTAATTTATCTGTTTTTGAATTTAGTAATGATTTAACAATTACATTTTTAATGTAATTATGTATTATTAATAATTCCTCTCTGCTGTTACCCATTAAAAATCTTGATTGATTTTTATCTGTATTTATTCTACGCTATTAGTTTGTTTTTATATTGATATAGTATATGGAATATGTATATTTTTTATCAATTAGTCTCGCCATAATAACATTATATTTAGTCTTCAGTTTCTATAAACAATATAACTTAAAAGAATCTTTTAAAGCATCTAATCCTAAGAAGGATTGTACAGGTAAAGTATACATCGACGAATGTAGTAAAGCCGAAGACAACTGTGAGGATTATTGGTCCTACGTGCCAAACAATGGGCCCACCGGAAAGGATATGAAAAATGCGGGAATGGCTATGGGATGTAACTACTCCGGCGGTGGTGGCGACGAGGCCAAGGCCGGATGTTCGTATAAAACCAACACCGCCATGAACAAAGTTAATGATAATTGGCTGTGTAAAGATGGGACGTATAATGAAGAAGAAGAAGAAGATGAACAACCAGAAGAAGAAGAAGAAGAAGAAGAAGAAGAAGATGAACAACCAGACCCGCAGGAAGAGGAAGTATGTAGGAAAGGTAATGCCACTCAATTCTCGGGTCTAGTATTGACTAATGGAAATTCTAATCAAAACAATGACACTTACACGTATATTCACGATCAATCGGAATGTGAATATAAAGGATGCTTAGACCCAAATGCCACCAATGCCATTGCAAAGCCTACTAATTTTACTGGAAAGATCATTAATAATAAACACGATTGTGACTATCCCCCGACACCAGAAGAGGTATGTAAAGAGGATATGGGGCAACAATTTGCTCGGAATTTAGAAGATGACTTGGATCTCCCACAAGGGGCTATAGAATTGCAAAACGGGTGCTCGACCTCGGATTGTGTTGAAAGTGAGAACAAAACATATGAGCACAAACAATCGAAATGTAAATATAAGGCCTGTAGTAATGAATATTCAACTATAGTTACTAACTGGGAATCCAACGATAGTGGACTTCTTGAAGAAGCACAATCAAATTCAAATCTATGTATATCTCGGCAGCAGAAAACTGTTACTCATACTCCAAAAGCTGACGACATTGATCAATCAACATCTAATAATTGGAATGAAAAATGTAAAACACAATGGGGGTCTCCGGATGCTTGGGAAGGGGCTTGTGAAAGTGTAACAGATGCAGAGCAATGTAAAACTGGTAATATGTGGGTACTTGACAAAAATGGTAGGCCATATTTATGTAAATGGAATTCAGAAAATGAAAAATGTATGAATAAAGAAAGTTGTTTTCTCGGCACTGTAAACTTAGATTATAGAAATGGTCTTAAATCCGTTCACATTGGTGGTACATCAGTATTTAATGGATGTGATAATTTTGAAGATGAAGATGAAAAATTACGTTGTCAGTTAGCATTATCTCAAGAAAAAATGCATATTTAATAATAGCTATATATAATAATGAAAATAGTCAATTATATTCTTTTTTTAACAGCAATTTTTCTGATTTACTATTGCATTAAGAATTTCAAAATTTTAAAAACAAAATTGAATTTTAATAATATTGAATCATTTACGTCATTTAATATGTCAGACTATATACCTTCTGAATGGGACGAAAGTCCAACTGGTTTTGGTAGAAATACCACCGGATGTGGTTCAAATCCAAATAAAATTTGGGAAATAAGAGAACCTGGCGATGTAAAAAAATCACATGACGTATCTAATGGTGATTTAATCATTATATATGGAAGTGTTGACTGTACAGGAAAAGAAACTTCCGATGACATGACAATTGAGCTTAAAAATAAAAAAAATATTACTGTTCTCGGTACTGATAATGCTGTGTTTGCAGGAGGTATAAATATTGGAGGTGAGGCTAATAATATCATTATTCGAAATATATATTTTCATGGATTATATAGAGACGGTGAGAAGGAAGAGGATGATATATATGAAAACTCTAAAAAACCAGAAGATTATATTGCAATTAGAGGAGACTCCGGTGCTGCTAATTTTTGGATTGATCATTGTACATTCACAAAATCTGTAGATGGACTGCTTGATATGACAAATGGTGCAACAAGTATAACAGTTTCTTGGTGTATATTCAGTGATCCAACTGTATCAAGAGATAGAAGTAATGGTAGGGAGTATAGTGACGAAACTTCACATAAAAAAGTAATGTTGATAGGTTCTGAAGACTGGTCCGACGGTCACGATAATGAAGAACGTGATATGGGAGCACAAATTACTATTCACCATTGTTGGTTTTCAGGTGCTACCAGAAATCCCCGCATAAGATATGCACAACCAGTTCATCTATATAACAATTTTCATGACCAAAGTGGGCGTTATGATATACTTGCTTCACGAAAAACAAATTCATTATCTGAAAACAGTTATTTTTATAAAAGTGGGAGACCCTATAAAACAGAAACAGGAGGTACTTTATACATAATTGGCAATATATTAAAAGATACTTGTGTTGATAATCCGAGCACAGTACATAATAGTGTCCATCACGCTGCAAAACTTTCTGATTGTTCTTCAAGTATTATTGCTGGAGGCGGGGATGGTAATTGTGAGGATGATGACAACAATTATGATGCCAAACTTTGTAACTTTAAATTTGAAAAAGATTCTACAATAAATAATTTGATTGATTATGAATATCAATTGGATGAAACAATAAACGTTCCAGCGCTGGTAACATCAAAAGCAGGAGCTGGTGGGAATGGATTTCCTAATTATACCATTCCAAGTGGAATAAATTCTGGAATTGTTACAACAGGAGCACAAGATGAATCTGGTGGAGCACAAGATGAATCTGGTGGAGCACAAGATGAATCTGGTGGAGCACAAGATGAATCTGGTGCTAATGGTGCAGATTGTACACAGAATGCGGTATGTGCAACACATGGTACAGACCGTCTTAGAGATTGGTTAGGAGGTAATGCAGATGCGCCAAAATCATGTCAAGGTGTGAATTGGACAGCAGTTAATCATAGAACTTACTTTGGCAATAAGGGGGCAAATACAAATGACGGCGGATATGGTGGATTAAAATATACATGTGAAAGAACAAGGGAAGTTAGTAATGATGGAAAAGAACAAAGAGGATGTGTATGGAATCTGGATGAAAGCGTTGGCGATAGTGGTGATGCAAGAACAATACGCAATTGGTTAAAAAATAAATACGGAGAAGACGAACAAAATCTTCGAACAAATGGTCCATGTCAACCAGCTAACTTCTGTCCTATTCAAGAGGTGCGTGGAGATAATGTTGATGAAGATGCTCTAAATATTGGTACAACTCCGGATGATGAGACTGGTGCGAATTGTGGTACTGGTGCGGCTGGTTCTGGTTCTGGTGATACTGGTGCTACTGGTTCTGGTGATACTGGTGATACTGGTGCTACTGGTTCTGGTGATACTGGTGATACTGGTGCTACTGGTTCTGGTGATACTGGTGCTACTG